TGAATCATCACCTGAAGAAATACGATCGTTAATCATATTTACAACAGTATTTGAGGGGTCTAGTTGAAGATAAAGATCTTGAAGACCAATTACGTCATTTGAGTAAGGTGTCACAGAGATTTCAACCAAAGGAACACCACGATTAACAACTGTGGAAAGAATTTTAATTGGATTTAATCTAATTTCACCTTTGATGTAATCAATGATACCGATATTGTTTCTAACAACAACATATTCAGTGGGAGAAAGTAACTTAAAGAGAAAAACTGTTCCAGTTTTAAGATCAGAATTAGGTGTATCACCAAGATAAACAGTATCACTTACACCACTAATCTTAAATCCAGAGGATTTAATGTTAAATCCAATGGTTTGGTCATTGTAAACTGGTCTATGACCATGGTTTTTGACATGAAATCTATTTCCATAGCAAATTTCATATTCTGCAAACTGATCAAGTTTGGCTCCCATGTCACGTCTCATATCAACAGTGGTGATATTTGAAGTAATTGATTCGTGACTTTGGTCAATTACCTTCTGAAATTGGCTGTATTTGAATCTTGCACCAAATTTATTCAGTTGACTTGAGTCTGCATAGTTATTAATATTGGTTGTTACAATACTTTTTACCAATTGTGGTGATGGTACAAGGTTAGTATTGTAATAAACTGCCGAATTGGTCTCAACATATAGGTATTTGAGGTCAACCAGTTCACTTACAATTCCTGCAACAGTGTATTTTCTGAGTTCTAACCCCAGATTTCTCTTGACTTCTGATGAAAGATAGACTCCATTGAAGGGTTTGATGCTCACAAACACCTTACCATAGACTGGTGGAACCAAATCTTCACCACCAAATGCAGTAACTGACTCTGTTTCAGGGTAAATTTGAGGAACAATTGCCTCAAAATCTGTTGCTGTAACTGCTCTGTACTGTGAAGAGTAGATTTGAGTGGAATATTTTCTTACAGATTCAACACCTTCAATGTTTGAACCACCATAGGATGCAGTATTTGTTGATAAAAGTGAAATTCCTTGTGTAATAGAGTTACCATTATTATCTTGAATTCTTCCAGCAAAGGAAAATCCATCAACTCCATTACCATCTTCACCATTTGTAATGATATAACTTGCATTAATGTAGTTTGGTTCTTGTAACTTCTCTCCAAAAATACCATCACCAAACATCAATTCATATCTTTCACCATCAACTTCCTGTAAGAAGTAAATTGGTGATGTTGAAGTTACATCAACAAGACTATCAAATTGATTAAATGTTCTTGAAATTGTAGATTGTTCTGACTCTCTTACAACTACACTGATTAATGAGGTATCAACACCTGCATTGTCAAGAATAAATTTTTGATTTGGTGTTTTTGAACTTACAGTAAAATCCTGTGTGATGTAAGTTCCTTGATAAATGTCTACATTTTTAAACTCTGCGATTCCATTTGATTTGACTGGTGCTGTGATATCAGATGGAATTGAGAAGACATAACTTGTAGAACCAAGTTGTCTGTTTGTGACTGCAACCAGTCCTGCTTTAAGTGTTAATGAAACTGCAGTGGTGTTTGAGGCATTAACATTAAAAGAAATATTAGCTACTGATGCTTTACGTGAACGAGGAACATAACCAATGTTTCTTGCAAGAGAGACCACATTATTTCTCAATGTGGCACTATCAATGAATACCTCATTCGTCACCATATTGGCGTTGTATGAGTTTATGTAAGTGTTGTATGCCAACGTGTCAATGATCGTTGAAAGGTTAGAACCTTCAAAGTCATAATCAGTAAAGTTGGAATTAGATCGTAAGTAATCTTTGATGGATTCTTTTATCTGATCAAAGTCTACGTTACTAAAATTTACTAAAGGCATTTTACCTAGTAAGCTCGAGGGCAAATGTTAATTCTTGTTGTTCTGCATCAATACCAACAATGTAATAATTAATAATCACATCAAAGGCATTATCGTCAAAGTTAGGATTCACTTCAACTTTGATAAGTTCAACTCTTGGTTCGTAACTATTAATTGTATTCTCAATCTCAACACGAATTGCTGAAGCAGTCAATTCGTCCATATTTTCAAATAACATCTCAGAAACCCTTGATCCAATATTAGGAGCAAAGGGCTTATCACCAGGAACAGTTAAGACAAGGTTTCTAACAGAGCGAGCAATAGCAGTTTCGTTCTTAATCACAATCAAGTCATTGTTGACTGGATTGATTTGAAAAGAACCACTTACGTCTTTAAATCCTTTGCTAGTCCTTTCAACTGGCACAATAGTTGTTACAACAAATCTGTCTTATTTAGTCAATAAGTGTCACCTGTTGAGAACCACAAGTGCAAATGTGATCAGGGTCAGAACAATCAGTTGTCTCAAAAAGACCATCAGTGTTCTGTTTCTTGCGATTCTTTGGAGTCTGAACATCGTTCGCTATCTCCCTGAGAAGATTCTGTTCGTTGTTTTCCATTTCTCTCCTTTGATGTTTTCCAAAAGTACTCATCTTCACGTCCCATACCTAATCGATCAAATCCATTCTCTACAGAATATTCAATTGTTGATACTTTGAAATCTGGTTGTAATGGATTTTCAGGTGTGAGACTATTATCATAGATTCTCATTCGATTGTTTGGATAAAGAGCAAACTGCCCATTCTCCAATTCAATCAAGTTATGAGACTTGTGTTCTGCTGGTTTCTCACTGGTTGCATAATCAATTGAATCAGGATCACTATGATAGTTATCTATGGTACAAATGTAAGTTCCTTTCACTATACCATGATCACGAGTGTAGAGTTCAAAATCCATTGAACCAATGAACTGTTTATGAATTGAGACTACACCATAATCCATACAGTTCCAAAACTGTAGATTAGGTAGATTCATATCAGGTGTTGGTGTTACTGGTTTTGAGACAAATGCACTAATTGGTAACTTATCATACATTGCAGCATATTCAGGTAGATAAGTTTCAAAGTAGAAAGCACGTCCTGGAATGGACTTACAAGAGATCCAAACACCTTTAACAAACTCTCCATGACCAAATTGATGATCAGTTAGATATTCCTTTCTTACCCATACTTCTTCACTGGGAAGATTGCAAATAAGTGTTGACATAAGATTTTAGTTTTATTTAAACATCAAAAAAACCCCCTGATGGGGGTTAAGACATTATCCACGTCCTTGACCACGATAACGTTTCCTTTTGGGATTAGCAGAACTAGCTGCATACTTTGTATGTTTTCCTGAACCCTGACGAGTCTTTTTAGGTTGTGACTCAATAAAAACACTACCAAGAAGAGACTTCTTTAGCTTTGCCATTTAAACTCCTAGTGTAAATCAAATAACTCTTGTCTTCTCGTGACCCACACGAATACGAGGATCACACCAAATTTCATAACCTGCTTCAATTGCATCCAAACAGAAGGATACATCTTCACCACACATATCTTGAACTGCACCAGATTCAAAGACTTGCATCTTTGGTGCAAACCATGGATACTTCATCTTCTCATCTTCAAACACACCATTCTTGATCATGACCCAACCAAAACCAGTGTAGTCAACAGTAAATGGTTTCTTACGCTTTGTAATGCCATCTACCATCTCGTGATTCATCACACCACCATTATTACGGAAATCATCCTCTTCTAACCAGTGTGCAACAGATGTAGTTCTTCCATCTTCAGTGGAATACCATCCAGCACTAATGGGATGATCCTTCTCTTCATCAATTGTTCCATCTTCATTCATTGCTTCAGCTGGAAGTGCTAGATCACACAATTGCCAAAACTTCTCTGTGTTGAACATAATATCACTATCAATCCACAACTGATAGTCATACTTCAATTTACCATCCCATGGAATCTGATCAGGTCCACGAAGAACATTTGCACCCAGACACTTACAACGTGCAAAGTTCACCATTGAACTATAGTCTTGTGAGATTTGAATACTCATCTGATTTTGAACTAAGTCAAAACAAAGTTGAACAAAGTTCTTCATAAAGGCATATGAACATCCTCGTCCTGGAAGACAAAAGACAATTGCCTTCCCACGCATTCGTTCCTTAATGGCATCATAATCCCATTCTGCATCCTTCTGTTTTGAAGGCGGTTTAGATGCCTTTACAGTAAATCCTTTCGCCATTGCTAAGTAATCACTCCATTTCAGGTTTATTATAACGGGTTATTTAGTCTCTATCAAACATTCATTTAAAGTGTTCAAGCTTGTACTAAACACAAGTCCAAATACAAATGTGTGATGAATGATTGTCATCCAATCCAATGAGTTTTGTAATTCGTCCATTTTTTCTTTAGTACGATGGTTCCATACACATGTCGTCTTTTCCCGCTGTTTTCACCTCACAAGTCTCATAGTCTACCTCAACTCCTTGTGTCACATAATACTCCATTAAACCTTGAAATGATTCTTCATTCAGATTATTGTGAATACATTTACCATCTCTGTAGATGTGAAAAACATAAGTTACCATAGTTACCTTACCTGTTCTGTGTTTGTGGGCCCTTGTAGACCCTCTGAGGGGTCTGTGAGATTGTTTGTGAATGAGAGTGTCATCATCAGTAAACTTCCAATCATCAGGTATCTGAGACTCACGGAAGATGTTCTGAGTAATCTCATTATAGCACAAACTATTTTATTTTCTCTCTGACTAAAAAGAGTGTTCGAAGAATTGGGAGAAGGTGTTACTTCCCATTCATCAGGTTGTATCTGTGGTTCTGGAATGTCTTTCTCCCAGGCCCTTTCGAGTGCCCTTCGATGAAACTCCAATGATGTCTTTCTTGTAAAAGGGTCTGTGGTCATAAAATTACCTGGGAGAAATTTTTCATAGAGGTTCTTAGAAATTCTTAGAAATTCTTAGAGGGGGCTCGACATACATTTGGAAAAAAAATATGGTGCAATATTTTTCTCGTGCATTGTCACCTTTGTAGGTTAGACTTTGCCAATTTTGCTTAAGGGGGGCCTTATTACCTTATAGACCTTACCCACCTACCATGATAGTCCCTCTGAGTAGGCATAGATTTTCTC